AGGAGTATACCAGCACGTTGAGCCACGTCGCGCGCTGGACTGGTTCCGCACCGACGTAATCCGGCGCGCGAATGACGGATGTTTGAAGGTTCAGCCAGATCATGATTCCCTCGCCATGATCACCGCGTGAACGCCAGGAGTTTCGCCGTAAAACTTAAGCACGATCAACTCGCTCACTTGCGAATCGTCGTGCCAGAAGCGACCGAGTTGAGTCAGACAATCGAGCACGGCCTTGGCTAGGTTGTCGGCATCAGGCTTCGACGTGTGACAAATCGGAGCATTCGGCATCAGTAGGCCATTCCTGCGATAATGCGATTTAGGCCGGCGAAACATGAACGATAGTTGGACGCGCACCGGACCATAGAAATGGACTGGCGGCATTGCAGCGCGCGCGGCCAACGCGACCTGGCTCTTCCAGCCTTCAGCGGTGCCGCTGTCGAACACGCGCGCGGAGTATTTACCGTTGCCCAGCTTCATGGCAAACGCGCGCGGCCTCGGTTGGCCCTTCGGGTCGCCAGCGGCGAAAAATGTAACGCTCACGCGCCCACCTTTCGTCGCACCATCAGATGCTCGCGCTCTTCATCGGTGATCCGATGCAAGCGCATTTTGAGCTTCCGCGATCTGGCACAAATATGCGCGGCGCACGTTTTGACCGAAGCGGCAATCTCCCTCGGCGTCTGGAGTTCAAGAAGCCGCCTGTCGATTTCTTGATTGATTGCGTCTTGTGCTTTGCGGTTACGGATCATGTGCGTGAAATGAATTGGCCGAATTTATTGCGCTTGAGTCGTTCGCTCTGCGCCTTGGCTTTATTTGCGTGGTCGAAAAAGTCATCGACCCACTGTTCGTCGCGTCCGCGCTTTCTGCCGAAGGCATGACCGATGCAGTAGCCGATTCCGATGGATATAGTATATCCGATTGTGATGAGGATTGAGGTGATCATGATTTGTACCACGCCGGCAGTTTCAGTTCGTGCAGCTTCGGCTCGATGTTCGGCCATTCGTTGGTTTCGAGGCTCCGCTTGAGTCGCACGAGATCCGCGATGTTCTCGTCCTGGCCGCGTGCCACGGCGTCGTCGCTGAGTTGATATACTGCAACGCCGTAAGGCTCGACCTTCTCGACCGCGACGTAATACATCCGCGAGACCGGGCGGTTGAAAATCTCGTTGATCAGCGGCAGATAAAAGCCCGCCTGCCGGTGATAACCGTAACTGAACGCGGCCCGCTCGAAGTTACGGAATGCGTCGGAGTCGAGCGACTCTACCGTCTTGAGATCCAGCGCGTAAGGTTCGCCGTTGCTCAACTCACACCCAAGCGAGCTAAACCAGTCCGTCCGACATTGCAGCGCGCCGAGTGCGTTGGGTTGCGGCTGCCGCCACGTTGTCTCCGGTAGTCCATCGGCGAAAAGCTGCGCGGCGAGTGGATGTGCCGCCACCGCTTCGCGCATCGCAACGACCTGAGCCAGCTCGTCGTCGTCGAGCAGCGTCTTGCCCGCGTGCTGCGCCGAGAACTCGGCGAACTGGATCCTGCCTTCCTTTGTGCGCCGGTCGCAGTCCGGTTTCAGAATGTAGCGCGAGGCGAATTCCTTTTCTTCCAACACCGCGCAATGCACCGCCGAGCCGAGGCGGAATGCGCCGGTCTCTTCCGGCTGCGGAATCGTCTGGGCGATATAGCGGCGATAGTAGAGCTGCGGCCTGCGCCGGTAGCATTCAAGCTTGCTGTGACTGATCGCCGGGTTTGCGTGGTATTGTTCGATGGTCTCGGCACTCATTGTTTGCCCTCCCGTTCCGCGAGCATAGCATCAGCCAAACAGTAAGCAGTGTAGGCCACTGATGGCGCATGGCCGTCTTTCAGCAGTTCGTATCGGCCCTCTCGGGCGTCGCGTTGAATTATTCCAGTCAGAGCCTGAGCCGCGAAGTAGTCGCGCAGCGTCATGCCTCCGATGCTATGAACAGCCCAACTCTGCGCGTCGTTGTCCCATAAACGCTGCGCGTGCGGAAATGCTGGCCCACCGTCTTTGATTAGTGTGCTCATGGCTTTTCCTCCAGCCCAAGCTTCGATTGCAGCGGATCAATCTCGGCCTCGCTCTCGTCTTTATATCGCACGCTCCAGCCGATCTTCACCGCTACTTTCGGTGCCATCGCAAGAGCGTCCCACTCCACGACGAGCTGCGCCTTGGCCTTGGGTTCTGTCTCGCTGGAATCTTCGATGAAGCTTTCCTGCGCCGCCTTGCCGATTGCGCCGAAATGCGTTTCGAGTAGGTTCTGGAATTGCTGAGTGGCCGAAAGAATTACGGCGTCTTTTTTTACTTCGTTGTCGTTCATGTTAGGTAATGGGATTGCTCATACGGTTGTTGGAGAAAAAACGCAGACCGCGGTCGATATCGCCGTGGCCGACATAGCGACCTTGGTGATCTACACGCTCGCCGCGCTCGTTGGTGTGGTGCGATTTCATCCGCTCCAGGGTTCTGCGCTCCGGTTTATATGCGCGCGACAAATCGTGCACGTCGGCGCGCCTGCTGGCTCGACCTCGCTCGTTCACGCGGCACCTCCAATCGCAGCACTCAATCCGCCGGCCAGCTTGTCGGCGAGCGGCGTGACGTTGATCTCCGGTGCAATGTCCCGAGCCTCCTCGACGGTGCGAAGACCTTTCAGGATGTCGCCGAACTGATCGCGGAGCAGAAAACCGCGTGCGCGGAATTTCAGCATCCGCTTCGGATAGTCGGTCCACGGACCGGCCTTGCCCCAAAGCTTCGCGGCCTTCGCGTCAGCGACCGTGAAGGTCTCCGAAGCTGCGTCAAAGCCTCGACGCTGCACCGTAACAGTGAAGCCGTGCGTGTCTTTGCCTGGCTCGCCCACCTCGGTCTCTGCGTAGCTCACTAGCTGCCCGCTAGAGCGCACCAGCGCGAGCGCGGCGTCGCCGTAGATTGCTGGGCGACCGTTGATGATCGCCGTATTTTGCAAGGCAGCCATCGGCGTCAGACCCAATTCCATGCCGAGCTGAATTGCGATCATCACGCTCTCTGGCTTCTCCATGCCCTTCGGCGCGAAGCCGCTCGCGACTACCGCTTTGGCGAAGCGGAATGCCTCGTCGATGCTGGCGAGTTGCACGCCTTGATTTCCGAATGCGATCTGCGCTTTTGGCTGCGCGGATTCTGCGACCTGGAGCTGCTCTGTTTTGACGTTGGTTTCCATTGTGTTGTCGTGTGTGTTGTTTTGTTGGCCCGCCGGTCGTCGTTGACCGGCGGGTTTTTTCTTCCAAATTTTGACCGCGTATTTTCGCACGCGCACGGTCGCGCTCGTAGGGTTTGTTTTACGCCCAAGCCGGCGGCGAAAATCAAAACGGAACCTCTTCACTGATCACGTGCGCGTCGTCGGATGCGCTGACTGATTTCACAGGCGCAACTGCTCCCGTTCTGCGCGAATGCCATAACGTGCGGCAAGCGTTTTTAAGCAGCACATCGGCCTCGCGTGGAGCGAACGGCGTGCCGTCGCTCTTTAGCTGCGGCTCGCGATCTGAGCCGTACCAGAGGAGTTGCTTGTCGGTTAGCGAGCTGATCGGTATGCCGCTGTTTTTTCCGAAATGCACGGCGACCGCGCCGGCATTCTCTACCTGATAATCAGGAGCGGGCAGCGAATCGGACCATGTGCTTTTGCTGGCGGTCGGCTTGGGTGCGCTCGGCGTGTTGGAGCGAGACTCTAGAGCCTCGCGGATACGGATCAGCTCTGAGAGCAGAGCGGTATGTTGTTCGGTCGTCATCGTGTTGTCGGAATGAATTTCTCTTCGTCGTCCTTTAATTTTTGCCGCGCCTTGTCGGCGGCTGCTTTCATGGTGGCTTCTGCGCGCGGACTTTTGGTCATTGACGCGAACCATTCGTCGTCGTGCCCATCTTCGGCGCCGCGCCGTGCCATGCGTTCAAGTTCGAGGATGCTCATTGGTCGCCTTCATTGCGCCATTGCGCTCTGAGATTTCGCAGTAACTCGCGCTCGCGAGCAGATACGTACATGGTCTGGAATCCCAGATTCCAGGCTAGCTGATAGGCCCACGAAACCGAGATGCCAGCTTCGTACGCGAACTCCTTCGGCGTCTTGCCTCGGCGGAGTGCGGTATCGAGTGCTGCGCTGGTATCAGTTGTCATCGCATCGCCCTCCGCACCTTCTGCGCGTAGCCCTTCGTGGCCGGCTTGAGGTGGCCGCGAGGTCCGCCGTTGTGCACGCGAGCCAGCGTCTCGACGTCGCCCGCAGCCCAGGCCTGCGGCGCGTAGCGTTGAAGATAGGCGCTCGCGACGCGCTTGGCATAGGCGAGATCCGCAACGCGCTCGTATGGTCCCGCCACGCGGCTGTCGGCGTGATATGCTCGGTGGATCTGGAGCGGTCCCAGTGCCTTCCCGCCGTCGCCTACAATCGGCCCGGTGCGGCCGCTGGTCTCGACTACGTGCAGAGCGCGCCAGAACGAGTCCGGTGGCGCGGCGTGCGCGCTGGCGCAGATCGCGAGGATGAGGAGTGCGCGGATCATGAAGCAACCTCCGCGACCACCTTTGCGACCGAGTACGATGCGCGGAACTTCGCGATGGCGATCGCGTCCTGCGCTGCGGTTACGGTGACGTAGGTTCCGCCCGCGCTCTTGTCCCACGTGTCCGCCGTTGTGAGCTCAGTCAGGAACCAAGCTGACGCCCCGCGAGTGATCGTAATGCGGGTCGTGACTCGCGAGTACTTGTACGCGTTGGGCAACTTTCCGCCGCTGCTTGCTCGAGCTGTCGCGCCTGCTCGCTCATTTTTCGAAATTCCCAGCGCCGCAATCTGCGCCTCTGCGTCATTGGCGGCAGCGATGACCTCCGATGCCGTCGTGAACGTGTGAGCGGTTGCCTTTCCGTTGGCTGCTGCAAGCGCGGCGTTGATTGCCTCGCGGTTCTGTTCGTCGATTTTGATTTTCATTTTATGAATCCCGAGCTCATGCTGCACTCCTCGCCAGACGGGCGATGCGGGCCTTAGCGCCATCGCTGAGAGAGTTGCAATCCGTGAAATGTCCGGCCACGGAGTCCCAGACCATGACCTCGCTGCCCTCGACAAGGAAGAGGTTCCGCCTGGCGCCTTCGCCAGAAAAAGCTTTGGCGCGTGCGGTAATTTTGACTTTGGATGTTTTCATTGTTGTCGTTTTGATAGGGATTGAATCACGAGCGCACAAACGCGCCGGTCCTGATGACTCGCAGCGCGAGGAAAACCGCGCCGCGCACGCCGGTCGCCATGTAATAGGTGCCCTCGTAGCCCTTGCGGATTAGCTCCGCAGAAACCAGCGGCGGAGTGTCGATCGCGCTTATTTTGTAGCTACGGCATTTGATTTTAATTTCCATGTTGTGTGTTTGCTCTCGGGCTTGATTGCCTTCGATGCAGAAACTAAATCACGACCGCCGCCCGATGGAAAGACAAATCTACACGATTGACCACACTTCCTCCGTAGTCGTTGACGTTCAATCACTTACGTGAGTTTGTTTTTTTCATGAGTCGCAATTTGACCCGCCGTATCGCCGCCCTGGAGCGCACCGTGGCCGCCATGCAGTCGCGAATCGCGGCCATGCAGCAGCGTGCGCCCGAGCCGGTGAGCGACGAGCTAGAGCCGATTTTGGCAGCGGTGCGCCGCGAGTACGCCGTAACGGCCGACGAGCTGGTCGCGCGATGTCGCGAGCAGCATCTGGTGCGCGCGCGACAGACGGCCATCCTCCTATGCTACGAGCTATGCCCTCAGGTGCACCGGCTGGCCCAGAGATTCCGACGCGGCCGCGCGGCGATCAGCTATGCGATAGGAGCGGCCACAGATCGACTCACGTGTGATCACCGATACCGCGCCGAAGTCTCGCGGGTGCGCGATCAGACATCCAGCGCGTCGGCGAATGCGTCCGAGCCGAAATCGCACGAAACCGGCTCCGCACGCGCCGCCACATAGAGCTGCGCGATGGCGTCGTGATCGGTTAGCACGGAGTTGCCCAGGTACTGATCGAATTTTGCGCCACTCAGGCGAAGCTTGGCGATGTACGGCGTCAGCGGTTGCTTGCCCTCCTGCGCGGCCTGCGCGGTCACGTAGAGCGCAAACAACGCGACGGCCTCGCGAGTGGAGCGGTCCCAGCGATAGGTGATAAGCCGCGTGTAATTGCCTGAGACGCCGCTCGAAAGCGTGAAAGTTTTCTGGAAAGCCATAGTCGTCAGGTGTAGTCGGTGAACTCGACGCTGAAGCGGTAGTTGCCAGCGGCGATATTCGCGCCGTCGAGAGTGGCGGCGCGCACGACTGCGTTGGTTCCGCTGTTGCCGGCATCATCGAAATCGTAAGCCGCGACGATATTGTCGTCGCTGGCACAATCTGCGAAGCCGATGTCCGGTTTCACAGAGAAGCCGCGATTCGTCAGCGATACGTTGAAACTCTCAGTCGGCGATCCGCCCGCAAGCGTGGCGACAATGGAATCGGAAAAGATAGCGTTGATCTGCCGCGTGCTGCTGCCGCCTCCAGTTTTGATGCCGGTCGTTTTTACGTCGGTGTCATTGTATTGCGCCACTGTGCCAAGCGGCCTTTTGATCAGCGCAGCGGAAGATTGCACGGAGCCGATTGCGGTCCAGCTCGACTGATTTCCTAAGCGAGAAATAACGCGAGCAAATCCGAAGCCTGCTGTGAACTGCAAGGCCTGATAAAAAAAGACAACCATTGAGCCAGAAGGAACGATTGCGGATGAGAAAATTCCTTGATTGCCCTGTGCGTACCAAGCAGGACCGTTCACAGGATCATTGCCGGTAACAATTTTTACTTCTACGCGAGAAATGTCCGCACTCGAAGGCGCAGTTATGGAGACGCCAATCGCAAACATTGGAATTGTGCCTTGAGAAACAGGCTCTGCCTCTTCTCCGCTGATATAGGATGCCGAAGGAGCGGTCGGCGTGATCGTACTCGTCACAGTCACGCTTGCCGTTACGTAGGTCGTTGAAATGTCGAAGTACGAAAGACCGTACAGCCGCACATCATAAGTCAGGCCGATCTTAACGTCCGATGAAATGAAGTCCGATGTCTGTGCGCCATCGACGCGGCTCCAGGTCAAGTACGTGGTCGAGACGCCCTCCTTGTATTCGATCACTATATCGCCACCACTTTGAATAAATTCTTCGCTGGGAGCCGTCCACGCAACCTTGATTCGTGGCAGCGCAGTACCGTCCGCCTGCATTAGTTGCGTCGTACCATCTGCCGTGAGGGTCAGATTTGTCGGCGCCGAGAGCGCGAAGGGATTCGGCAGCGTAGTATTCAGCGCGCCCGCGACAAAGATTTCGTCGGTGACATTCCATGAATAAACGGAAGAATCCGTTTCGCGCAGCGTCATATCAACGAACACCTCAGGAGGCGTTCCACCGCTGGCAAAATGCCAGTCCATCACCTCGAAAACCTTAGATGAAAAACCGAGCTTCGCGTTCGTGATCATCACGGTGTCGCCCGCGCGCACTTGCATGGCCTCAAGGCGAAACCGTGCTGTCATCGTGATCTCTTCTCGCGCTCGCCTTAGCTCGACAACCGCCAGCCGTTGCGCGCAACTAGGCGAGGTCGTGAACGGGAGAACGACATCGCGAAAAAACTTCGTGTTGTTGTCAGCGGAAACGTAGTTCGCATCCGTGATCGTCGGGAAGTCCGTCACCTGCCAGTCGTTGTCTTCCGAGACGTAAACGCCTTTGACCGAGTTCACGCGGTCGCGTGCGCTTGTGCGGGTCTGCACGTTGATCGGACCGACGAAATGCTTCTCGTCGAAAGTGATCGTCGGAATCCGATAGGCGGCTGCATACGGAACGATCTTGCCGCCGCTATACGCCATCAGACCGCCCATTGCCGACAACAGCTTGCCGATATTCTCATCAGGCGAGGCACTCGTTGAGACTACGCCGTTCGCCTCATAGCGTTTCTCGTAGATCGCAGGAACAGTGACCGGCTTGATCTCCACGTCCTCGTCGCAAATGTTCGCCGCCGCTGTGAAGGCGGTGTCATCCATTTCTGCGCTCGCCATCGCCATGCCGAGCGATGTGTCCGTGAGGTAGTCGCGCAGACAGAGCGCGGCATTCGCCGAGTAAGCGGTCGTGTTCGTGCGCGGGTCGAACACTTTTTTGCCGCGAATCACGGCGCTGATATTCGG